TGGAGGTCGCATGAGACTGTCAATCAGCCACGACACTACCTATCACTATGAAGACCAGGTGCGCACCAGCATCCAGTACCTGCGCATGACCCCGCACGACAGCGAGCGCCAGCAGGTGCTCAGTTGGGAGCTGAGCCTGCCGCGCCCGGTGCGCGCGCAGCTCGACCCCTACGGCAATATCCTGCACGTGCTGACGATGGACGAACCGCACGAATCCATCGTCATCGGCGCCCGTGGCCAGGTGGAAATCGACGAAGCGCGCGAGGCCGAGCACGAAAGCCAGTCGGCGCTGCCGTTTCTACGCTTTACCCGCCTGACCGAAGCCGACGAAGCCCTGCGCGAGTTCGCCAAACTGCAGAGCCGCAGCCGCCCAGACCGCAGCGGCCTGATTGATCTGATGCATGCGTTGAATGCGCATATCCGCTATCAACCGGGCGCCACCGCTGTGGAAACCAGCGCCAGTGAGGCCTTCGCCGGCGGCAAGGGCGTCTGCCAGGACCATGCGCATGCCTTCCTCGCCTGCGCGCGCAGCCTGGGCGTGCCGGCGCGGTATGTGTCGGGCTATCTGTTTACTGACAGCGAAGACCACCTGGCCAGCCACGCCTGGGCCGAAGCCTGGCTGGATGACGCCTGGTACAGCTTTGACGTGACCAACTGCCTGGCCAAACCGGAGCGGCATTTGAAGTTGGCGGTGGGCCTGGATTATCTGGATGCCTGCCCGGTACGTGGTATGCGCCGGGGAGGGGGCATTGAGCAGATGCATGCGCAGGTGGAGGTTGCACCGATGATTCGGGTGCAGCAGCAGTAGGTGCTTAAAGCCCCTCTGCCCGCTTGCGGGAGACGACTGCATGGATGCAGGAGGTAGGGCGACGCAGGACGCTAAAGCCGAGGGTTGGGGAGAGGGTTTTAATAGCGTACGACGCCGGTCTTGAATGAGGCCTGTTTCGTAGGGTGGGTTAGTGGCGCTGATCCGAGATTGATGGTTCAGCTCGGAGCTTGAGCGCCACGTAACCCACCAAGCGGTGGTCGCCGTTGCACTGGTTTGCCTGCTGGTTTAGGGATCGCTGTGCAGTTCACTTGCGGCGGTCGGCTTTAGTTCTGGTTTCGCCCCTTACGGGCGAGTCACTTTGATTCGCTTCGCTCACCCCTTCGGGGCCGTGCTAAAGCACGTTCAGCTTTCGGCTGTGCCAGTCGCGGAAAAAGTAACCAAAAACGCTTGCCCCGACATCCGGCCCTGCCTGCGGCAGGGTTCGTTCACGTCATCATTGCTCCAGGGGCCCGCCGCGAAGGGCCATCCCTGGCCCATTGCGGCTCTCGCGGCATCCATGCCGCTCAACCCCTTGACTCGCTTCGCTCGCCCTGCGGGCCAGCCTGCGGCTGTTACTCCGCTGCGCTCCGTTTCACAACGATTCTGTTCACCCTCCTGAAGGGGCGTTTGGCGTCGTCTGCACGTTTTGTGGGAATTAACTACAAGCCAAAGCCAAGGGCTTTAATGTGAGTTAGTGAGGTATTTGGCACAGGGAAGGAAACCGGTGGGATGAGCCGGGACGATGCGGGATAGGCCGGGAAAGCCAAGCCCGGTGCGGGGTTCCTGGTTTCGGGTAGGCCCTGTTAGTGCCAAAGCTTTGCAAAGCCATCGAAACGCGAAAACCTACCAGAGCCCGCATTTTAGCGGGCTCTTTGGCATCTACATCCAGCCACCAGCCCAAACCACGCGGCCGATAATTTCTAGTTCATCCAGCTGCCCCTTTGGCACCAGCACTGGCGGGTAAGCAGCGTTCGCGCTGATTACCTGAAAGCCTCCGTCTAGCTGGAGCTGTAAGCGTTTGGCAAACAGATGCCCGCCCATGCTGATGACGTACATGGCGTCACCGCGCATTTCCTTGCGTCGCAAATCGACCATGACCGTATCGCCATCACTCAAAACCGGCTCATTTGAGTCGCCATCGACCCGGAAAGCCGCCAGGTGAGCAGGCTCCAGGCCCTGCTTACGGACGCTGTAGCGCGTGAATGCCAGCATGGCCAACACCTTGGCGCTGTCGTTCCAAGCGCCGTGCCCGGCGCTTACCCTGGCGTCATAGAGCGGAATCTGTACATAGACATCATCCGGGGCCTGTAAAGGCTCGACTTCCTTTGCAGCTGCAAACATTTCCCCCTTGCCGGTGGCAATCCAGTCCAGCGACACGCCTTTGCCTTCGGCCAGAAGGGCTACTGAGTCAAAAGCCGGCATCCCCTCTCCCGCAATCCAGCGTTGCAAGGATGAAAGGCCCGCTCGCGCCGTAGCAGCAGCCTGTTTTCGAGACTCATAAAGGTCGGCAACTGCCGCGATCCGGGTTTCCATTCCCGAATACGGAAAAGAAACATCTTCGCCCGTTTCTTTTTCGGGTTTCTTTTCTTTGTAAGTCATTGATTTTGAAGCCTCGAATCTATTTTTCGGGATCAAACAATCAAAAACAGGAATGGAAACTCTCAAATACGGTTTACCGGTTCCCATTTTCGGGTTATGTTTATCCGCAACAGGCAGTTAGACAGCCTAAAAAAACCACCCGCCAAGATGGTTGTTGCGATGAGTACTACCGACATACCCGCCGTTATACCGGCTGACATACCTACCAACCCAGAAGCCCGCTGGGAGTGGATCAAATATCAGCTGCGCATCCGTGGCAGCTCCGCCGCAAAACTGGCCCAAGTGCTAAAGGTCACCGACCGCGCTATTCGTGCAACCAAGTCGCACCCATACCCACGCATTGAGCGGGCGATTGCAGAGACGCTGGACGTCGAGGTCGCTGTTATCTGGCCAGAGCGTTGGAATGCGGATGGTTCGCCACTGCGTCAGCGTCCAAATAGCGCTGAAAAGCGGCAACCATTGCCGCCCAAGAATAGCCGTTACTGTCCTGTTTCGCACCGTAAAACCGGCACGGAGGCCTAGACATGCGTCGCGTAAATGACAATCGAACTTTAGACATCTTCGAGGTTCCCCAACCGCAACTCGCCGTCCCTGGCTGTGGTAACTACTCCGTCCAAGTCAGCGAGCTTGTCGGGCAGTTGCTCAAAGGCACTGGCGGCCTGGATCGGTTCGAAGTTGCTGCGCAAATGTCACGCTTGTCTGGCGATGACGTAAGCAAGGGCATGCTTGACGCCTGGGCTAGTCCTGCCCGCACCGACCACAACCTGCCGCTATATCGGGCTCCCCTGCTTGAAGAGGTTTGTGCCAGTCACGCGCTGACCAATTGGCTGGTAAGCCTGCGCGGTGGCCGCGTGGCTTATGGCCGGGAAACTCTAGATGCTGAGCTAGGGCGCCTTGAGCGCGTCGCGGCAGAAGCGACTCGCCAGGCCCGAGAAATAAAACGCCGCATGGGGCATAACCATGCGTAGTTGGTACAGCCCCCAAGAGCTTGCCGGGCTAGCGGGGATGCCTGGAACAGTTCAAGGCGTTAGAAAGGTTGCCGCCCGCGAAGGCTGGGAAGGTCAGCGCCGCCTTGGCAGCAAGGCTATCGAATACCGCTTTGCCGCTCTTCCTACCCAAACTCAGGCCGCACTTATTGCGACCTCAGTCAATGCTGAAAAGGCAGAAACCGCGCCAGCTGTCGTGCCAAAAAACGCAAAGCGTGATGCTGTTATAGCGTCACGCTTGACCGATGATCAGCGCTCAGTGATGACAGCACGGCTTGCGTTTGTGCGTGAAATCGAGCGCATGAGCGAGGTCGTCACCCAGCAACGCGCCATCATGACGCTGGTTGGCTTGGCCGGTGATGGGCAGCTCAGCCCCTACCTTACCGAGCGGGTAGCCCGCGCCAACGACCGCAAGACTGACGACCGCAGCTTGTCTGAGCGCACCCTTAAACGCTGGCTGGCCGACTATCGCGCCAATGGTGAAGCCGGCCTTGCGCCCGTTCGCCGTAAGCAAGATATGAGCGTTCCGGCCTGGGCCCCGGACTTCCTGCGCTGCTACCAGCGCCCGACCAAGCCCAGCGTTGAGTCGGCTTATGCCGAATATGCCGAGAAGTGCCAAGGCGACCGCCCGAGCATCCATGCAGTGCGTCGCTTCCTAAATAAGTTAAGCCCGGAGGCCCGCGAGACTGGCCGCCGCAGCCCGCAGGAACTCAAGGCGCTGCAACCCTTCAAGCGCCGCACCACCCGCAACCTGCTGCCAGGTGATGCGTATACCGCTGACGGCCACAAGTTCGACGCCGAGGTGATCAACCCCCACACCGGTAAACCGTACCGGCCGGAAATCACCACCGTGCTCGACATTGCCACCCGCCGCGTACTGGGTGTGGCGATTGGTGAGGCCGAGAACGCCATCGACGTGATGTTCGCCCTGCGCGATGCGGTCACCCGTGGCGGCATGTTCGCCTTCTTTTATGTGGACAACGGCAGCGGCTTTGCCAACGACATGGTGCGCGAGGTGGTTGACCGCCTGGGCGGCACCATGACCCATGCGCTGCCATACAACAGCCAGGCGCGCGGCCTGATCGAGCGCAGCCATCAGAGCCTGTGGGTACGGGCGGCCAAGAAGCTGACCAGCTTTATTGGCGCGGACATGGACAAACATGCGGGCACCAAGGTGCACCGAATCAGCCGCCAACAACTGCGCGACACAGGCAGCACCCGACTATTGCCGACCCACGCCGAGTTTATGGCCGCCGCTGAAATCGAGATCGAGGACTACAACAACCGGCCGCACCGTGGCCTGGACAAGGTATGTGACCCGCTAACCGGCCGCATGCGCTACCCAAGCCCCAACGAAGCCTGGGAGGCCGCACGGGCAAAAGGCTGGGAGCCAATGATTGCCCCGGCCGAGCTGGTGGGTGACCTGATGCGCCCGCAGGTAGAGCGAAAAACCCACCGGGGGGAGATTGCCTGGGATGGCCACCGCTACTTCCTGGACGAACTGCGCAACCTGCACGGCGAGACAGTCCGCGTGGCCTATGACGTGCGCGACGCTTCCCGCGTGTGGGTTCGCACCCTCGACGGCGAGCTGATCGGCGAGGCCCTGCTGGATGGCAACGCCAGCGATTACCTACCAATGAACCGCGTCGAGCAGGCACGCGATAAGCGTGCCCAGGGCCAAATCAAGCGCGGGATCGACAAGATCGAAACGTTGACTGGTGCTCGCGTGGAAATGATCGCGCCGACCACTGCGCCGAACGCCAACCTGGAGCCGGCACAGCTGCAAAACGCCCAGCGCTATGCCCAGCAACTGATGGCCGACCAGGGCGAACAGTTCGAGATTCCCGGCGACGCCATGGCCCGTTACCGCCTCTGGAAGAACCTCGACGGCCGCCAGGCCGCTGGTGGCGAGCTGACCACCGATGAAGTCCGCTGGCACGCCAGCTACCCCAAGCACCAAGACTTCAAATCCATTCAACGCATGTATGAATTCGCGGACGAACAGGCCCGCGCTTGACCAAGGGAGCTACAAAAATGAGTGTTTCCAAAATCGTACCTTTGACCAACGTGGGCCTGCTGGCCAGCGCCATCGAACGCGCCACATTGCGCCCGCAGGGCCTACCTGGACTGATCGTCATGTACGCGCCCAGTGGCCTTGGCAAATCGGTGGCCGCCAGCTGGGCCGCCAACCAGCACCGCGCTTACTACGTCGAGTGCCGTGACACCTGGACGAAGAAAGCCTTTCTACTGGCCATCCTCCGCGACATGGCCATCCTGCCAGGCCGCACCCTGAGCGAGATGGTTGACCAGATCGCCGAGCAGCTCAGCCGCAGCGGCCGCCCGCTGATCGTTGATGATGTGCAGTACCTGCTCGACAAGGCCGCTGCCAACGTCCTGACCGACCTGTACAACGCCAGCCAGGGCACCATTGTGCTGATTGGTGAAGAGCGTGTGCCAGCCAGCCTGGCCAAGTTGGAGCGTCTGCATAACCGCGTACTGGAGTGGGTGCCAGCCCAGCCAGCCACCTTGGAAGATATGCAGCAACTGGCCCGCGTCACTTACCCGCACGTGACCATGGCCGACGACCTGCTGACGGCCATGCAGCGCGAGGTCAAAGGTTGCCTGCGCCGCGTAGCGGTCAACCTGTACCGCGTTCACACCGAAGCCCAAGCACTGGGCCTGGATAGCATCGACCTAGCCACCTGGGGCAAGCGTGATTGGTTTACCGGTCAGGCCCCCGCACGGAGGGCTGTTTGATGCGCCCAGGTAAGAAGCCCGCTCACCTCGCCATGGCCGGTGCAAAGCTGCCACGCCAAAGCATTTGGGAAGCCATCCGCACGCTCAGTAACAGCGATGTAGCACTGACGACCTACAACGTCTCGCGCCGTAGCGGCCAGGATGATGAGGCCGTAAGGGATTACATGCGAGCACTGGCAAAAGCCGGAATAACCCAACAACTCAAATCCATGGGCCGGCGTGACGCCATCTGGTCGCTTATCAAGGACGAAGGTGCAGAAGCACCGCGAGTCAATAAGCGTGGCGAGCGCCAGCCGTACGACGCGGTTGAATGCATCTGGCGTGCATTGCGCATCTTGGGAGAGTTGAACGCTGTTGATGCCAAAGCCCAGGCCGAAGCAGGGGGCGCGAAAATCACCGAGAACGGCGCGCGGATCTATCTACAAGGCCTGGCGCTTGCTGGGTACGTTTCTCGCGAAGGCGGTACGCCGGGAAAGCCGGCTGTGTACCGGCTGTTGCCAGGTCGTTACAGCGGGCCGCTGCACCCCGTATACCAACGCTGCAACTACGAGCAGGTCTTTGATCAGAACCTTTGCGAGGTCGTTTGGGTGAAAGGCCAAACGCCTGAGCAAACCGACCTGGCAAGCCTGCGCATCGAAAATGACCGCTTTCGCAAGCTGCTCGCTGAATTGAAGACGGCCCGCCCGCTTGTGCTTTACGGCGACGCATGGATTGAAGAGATCAAGGCTGTCCTGGGTGAGCCGGCAGAGGTGACGCAATGAACACCGCGCGCCTGCAAGCCTGGGGTGAACAACCCCCGCTGTTTGTGCAACTGCTGGGGGCGGAGGTAGCCCGCAGCAACATGACCGAAACCGGCAAGCGCATCGGCATGAGCCGCACCGCAGTCAGCCTGGTACTGGCCAACCGTTACCCATCACCCAGCACGGCCGGCGTTGAGCGCCGCGTGATGGACGTACTGGGCAGGCTGGAATGCGTCGCCCTGGGCGAGGTAGTCACCAGCGCGCAGTGCCAAAGCTACCGCGAAAAACCGGCCCCCACTCACAACCCCAACGCCATGCAGCACTGGCGTGCCTGCCAATTCTGCCAAAACAACCCCAACTGCACCGCCCAGGAGAACGCACATGCACGCATCCACTGAACGGCCGTTGAAAGTGCTTACCCCGCAATTGGCTGACCGCCTGCGCGTATTCAATAGCGCCAGCCGAACTTTGCAGGCCATGGGTATTCGTCTGCACCGC